CAACTCCGGAGTCATTAACGAAAGAGATTTGCAGAGCATCGTGACGTAAATCGGACATGACAACTACCGCAGCATCTTGAATACTTCCAGTCATAATTTCAATTTTTTAAGTGAATTAATTTATTTTCTAAATGCTCCAGGCATGTCGAACGTTGCATCCGATTCTCCTTCGCCGCTATCTTCCGGCTTAGTTGATCTGAAACTAATATTTTCGCTACCACAATCAACACATGAACCAGCAAACGCATCAATGTTCGTGGCACCGTATTGCTTCAACAAGCCAGCAATTTCCTTTTCGCTTGCTTTGTTGATAAGGTCAAGCACAGCCTGATCCTCGTTTTTTTCTCCAACAGAAATTTTGTAATGCTTCTCACAAAGCTTACGGCTGGAGTTAAGGGTTTCTTGCCCATACTTGGCCAACGGGATCAATGTCTCGATGGTCGAATCTTTACCGAACTCCTGAATTGATGTGTTAAGCTCAGTCAGTTTGTCCAAAGGAACAAGCCCCTTGTACTTATCAACATTGCCTTTCTCAGTCACCAAATCAGCTTGGACACCAGACAAGCTATCAGCTTTCGTTTTCATTGCTGAGAGATCAACTGTCTTAACCAATGAATGGTTTTTTAACAGTTCTTCAGTAACTTCTTCTGGTTTCACATTAAGCATTCCTGCCAAGATTATTTTTAAGTCCATAGTGTTTTCTTTTTCCGATTTTACAAAATTTAATTCTTTCTGTTTGTATAAATTTACATTTTCTTCCTTTGCGAAACAACTTTCGTAAACGAAATAGCGGTTGTTGCTCTTATAATAATCTGCCAATGGGTCCTTGTCAAACTTCGTCAAACCTACTACGCCAGCCTTCTCAACATTCAAAGGCTCACCTTTTTCGTTAAGGATTTTAGCAAAAGGATCAGCACCCAACCATACCAGTGATGTCTCGTACACATCTAATATTTTGGTGACAACACGGGTAACCATTTCACCATCGACAGATGTCCCTATCCTGTTTTCGAACATCCATTCATCCTCTTGACCGCTGCTATTCTCGAACACATGGCTTGGTTCCCACTCAAACAACACGGATATTGATACGGACTGAATATGAGGCACTGGATAAGCTTGCAGCTTACGACAAATATCAGTGTGCAGCTTCGCATCTATAAATATGGCAGCATCTATCCCAGCAGGGATGATCTGACCATCAGAGGCCTTAAATTCAGCTTGCCACTTTCCTTGTCCATTAACACCAACTACATTACCAGTTTCCCATTCATGGTTTACATATACGGGTTTGTTCGCAACCATAGGAACAGCCTTTTTTAATACACCTGGCTTGGAAAAGTCAGTTGCTTTCCATGATCCTGCCCCCACAATAGTAGCGGAGATGTGCCGAAACGGGAAAGGCAAAAAGTCCTCTTCTTTCGGGATCGCATCTTCAAGGTTAGGATTTATGACTGCCTGTCGGTAATCCTCCCCAGACCAACCGTAATTCCTTCTTATCAAAGAAGCTTCTTCTTTCGTTTTTGGGGCATGGTATATTGCTCCTTCCCCAATCAACGTCATTGTACTTGTTCTTGGCATTATTTCAAAGTTTAAATTACTGCTACTACTCGACCCCTACAGAGAGGATGATAGCACGGTTGTTGAATATTATTTGATGCCAAGGTCTTTGAATCCATACCCTGAAAAGCATCTATCTTGATAGAGGTAGCAAATGGGGATAAATCGCCAATATCTTCCGGCCCAGCATTTACTTTATTTTGTATCTTGGTTTTGGTAGTACTTGCGGCAAACCGTTTACCATTCATGTGCAAGCACCAATCACAGGTAAGGTTGTCACCGATCTCTACGATCTCATATTCTTCAACCTTTGCCTGATTTATGTACATGATATTGGCATCATTCCTGAGATTGTTGACAGAGGTGTCAACTACTCTCCTGATCTTCCATCCTTCCAGATTCATTGTTGCGCTGAATTGTCGCTGAAATTCTGTTATGTGACCGGGATTATTACCGAACGGCAAATCCCCTGCGATATACTGCTCTTCCAAATAGGTGTAAATACGCTTCTTGGTGTCAGTATCGGTAATGAATTTACCAAGATACATCGAATCAAAACTCTCGGCATATTCGATAGCTCGAAAATCGTCAAGATCGAAAACAGCATCCGGCAAAACAAACCCATCGCCAAAGTTAACTTTGCTCTTGGCGAAACTCTCCCCTTCCTTACCAAATATTGAGGTGTCCTTTCGGTAATGGGAATAGATAGCTCCTACGCTTGATTCGGTGACCGCCTGTTGACGTTCCATGTATCCAGCTTCCCAACCCTTTAGAATTTCTAAATAGACGTTATTCTGCACCGTAATAAGCGGCACGGTATCATCCATCTTACCAATCACAACCTTGGCCGCTCTTGCGAATACTTTTGTTGCTTTCCTATACGCTGAATATGAAGCCCTGAAATACCTATTGGCAAACAACCTCAATTCCACATCGTCAAATTCGGCACTCTCAAGGCTGGTCAGATTAGCAGAGGTGACACCATTGCAGTCAACAGTATGATATTGGTATTCGGTAACGTGCTTATTCAATCTGCGCTCGATCCTTGTTATCTCATTTTCCGTCACCGGTTCTTCCTCAGGTGCCTTGGCATCTCTTTCGGGATCGTCATCGTCTGGATCTCCCCCCTGCTGTACTTTAGTTCCATACACGGGGCCTTCTTCAGAAGCCTCGTCATAACCCAATTCATTTGCGGCAACATCTTGATGAATAAAACCTTCGTCTCGTTTTGCAACAACATTTGCAATCTTGATTTTCTCGGCTTGAGCTTCCTTCAACCTATCGCCAACCATTGGAGTTTCCGAAACAACATTTACATAGCCAGGTGAATATCCAGCCAATCGCAGTGACAGGTAGTACGCTTCCGAAAAGAAGGTGTCTACCGCTTGCTGATAATCCCTAACCTGTGACAACATTTTCTGTAAGATTACCCGCCCGAACGTCTCTGTCGTGGAATAATTTCTACCCAACATATTCGGGTCCTGTTTTAACCCTGAGAATATCATAAGCTGCACGATCTTTACCAATCCTTCAGCTCCCTGAACATTCATATTATTGCCTTGTAATTTAAACTCATGGGTGCCTTTGAACCCTGCAACCATACCCTTACCAAGATTCTTTTCCAGTTGAGGATAAATTTTGTTTTCAAGATATTCTATCAGTCTATTGTGATAATCAGCATCCTGCTCTGCAGTTTCCTGTTCTGGAGGTTGAACTTCGGCACTAAGGAAACCCAACATGCCCAACTTTTGCATGATGAATTTAAGATTGAGCATCATATCCTTTTGAATGATCAATCCCTCTAATGCTCCCATAAATGGCGGCACAGGATAAGGACCCTCAAAGATACGTCTCAAAGCGATATATTTATATGTAGTGGTGTTCAACTTTTTCATGCCCATAAAGTCAGCGGATGATCCCGTATTTATGGTTTGAATTTGCTGATAAGGTTCAAACTGATCCGTTGCTGCATTGTGTACAAAGTGGATATACTTAGGGGCAACCCTGACAACCTGTTTGACAAATGACAATGTTCTGTCCGGGATTATTTCTGCGCTCAAAGCTCCATTGATGACCAGCTGGGTCAATAGGTCTGCTTTCATGGATCGCATTCCACCTGAATGAGAATACCAGCGTTTTTCCTCAACCTTTAAAAACTCTCTCATTTCAGCGGCCACCTTTTCGCTTACGGTATCTGAAAAAGTAATCTCATGATTCGTGTTTGCCATCTGGACAATGTTGTCAAGGGCATAACCTACATCCTGATTGTAAATAGCCAAGTGTTCCATCGTGGTAAACCATTCCCTTGCGAAATCAATAGGCACCTCCTGTAATTTCTGCGATGGGACAAAGCCTTTCCACGTTGGATCGCTGGAACGTCCAGCGTTTCCCGTTGCAAAACCTATGGAAAGAGGTTTCTTATGCAATCTCAGTGATAGCCGATAAAGCAAATTTCCAAATTGTTGTTTCAAATCCATGCTACTATTTTTGTCTAATATAAATAGAAAACAGGGATAAAAAAAGCCCGACATTTCTGCCGGGCTAATCAACAACAAGAAAAAAACCTCAACAAATCACTGAATACAGAAATTCACACAGCGCCTTGTCGATCAAACATAACTCCGTTTCAGAGAAACCAAAAGACTTCAATTCAGATCGTGGTTGC